ACAGCGTGCACACAACTGTAAGAGACGCAACCATCACGATCGCGCCTCACAGATACAATCTTGGACACTGGAATTGCCGTAGTGGCCCACAAACCAGTGATGTCTTTGCGTGGTGGAACATCGCGCACATTTACGAGCACAATGTCTCTACCAGGGAGCACGTGCAGATCGGAGATATCTACGCGCACACGAGTATTCGAGGTCAAACCCTGAGAATTTGTCATGTTCTGGATTTCAATCTCAAACTTCGTTCCCTTGGAACAGGCATGATGATTAAACATCAACCAATGTCCCTTCACAAAGACTCCACAAACGCGAACAGTGCGGCTCACGTCAAGAGCACGCACACTCAAGCGGACGCAATTGTCAGCCAAGCGATCACGGATTGTTTCCGGAGTCGCTCCTGTCAAACTCTGCGCTGCCAGTGGCACATCAAATCGATTCAGCTCAATAGTGGGGTTGTACCACACATTCTGTGCTTCCTCTTTTCTCATTTGTGCTTCAGTTGTACCAAACACATTTCCCTGTGTTTCAAGGGGATCGTCTGGCAATTCAACCACTTCGCAATTTTCCACCTCTTCCTTTGGAAGTGGAGATGTGGGGCGTGGGGGTGCTGGTTTGGTTTCACCGAAAGTCCACTCCCAGGCATACTTCGATGCTCGGTAAGTGATATACAGTGAGGTAACAGCACGCAGTCCTTTCAAAAATTGCCGGAAAGTGACAGCATAAACCCGGTCTTCGCCGTTCTCAAAGAAGAAACCGCGGATTCGGATCTGTGCTTTCGCATCCAGCAAATTGCCAACTTCCATCATGAACCAACCCGTGATGCGCAAACGTGCGATGTAGTACATGCATCCCCAAGAAAGCATGTTCAACATGAAGTTGACGAAGAAGTTGCCTAACCACTCGACGAAACACATGCGAAACCACCATAGCACTAGGCCCGGAATGGTTACATCTGCCTGCAAGCAGTCGCACTTGCCAACACTATAGCACAATCGGCACACTGTGAGCTCCTTCATTTGTTGATCACACAAGGTTGCCTTGGCTTGGTGTTGCTCATGTTGCACTGTCGCTTTCGCGAACTCACGCAAGAACTCCTCCATACTTGTGAAAACTTTGATGGTCTTCAATTTCGCGTCGGTTTTGTTCCTGTGCATGAGTGGCTCGACCTCTTGAAGAGTGATCTCCCAGTAATCGGGGAACTTCTCATCAATGGGGGGAAGTTTCTTTGGGTCAATGAACAACTTGTTCTCGGCCGCAAACTCCTCCTTAGGACGAATGTGTACAACAAACGGCAATCTTCTTCGCACCGCCAGTGGGCATGAGAAAAATTCAGCAGCATTCAAGTGTGGTACATTGGATGTAGCCAACACAAGCTTTGCCATCACCGGCGTTTTGCCCTTGTCCTCAACCGCCGCCTGCGGAGGGATATAGGGCACATTGTTGATGAC